TTGTTCGTCTGCTGTCTTGCGCTTTCTGCCAGCAACCGCAGGAGTTCCCCAGCTTGTTCCGGGTCCAACCCTCGTGTCCTCTTTCGTGCAATAGTCGATACACTCTTGCTGGGTGCCGCGCGCTTCTTCGAGGTGGAGGTGGTTGATGCCGAAGAGGGTTTTGACGGAGTTGATACGCATGGGTTCGTTGAACTCGGCATAGCATTGGTGGTGGAGTCTACCTTGCTCTCCTCTCTCGGGCTGTCCAACGAAATAACGAAGGACCCCTGGCTGCCTTCTTCCATTGGCGATGTCATTCACAACTTGCAGAATGGTTGGATCAGCACCACCGACACCATTATCAACAATAATCCAACGGCGAGCTCTTGACATGTTAGGAACAATATCAGAATGAACCTGTTCCAGCCTGTTCCTGGTTATTAGGTACTTACCTGGTCCGAGCAATTCCATCTTAGGGAGATCTCCCGGCAAAACTTCTAAATTAGGGAGAATGGGATTAGTAATCGCGCCAAATTAGGAAAAGATCCTGTCCAATTTACATGGATTAGGTGTCTCTATACGAACAGCCGCGAGCGAAGCGAGCATATTAGGTTAGGTAAATACCCACAGCCGCGAGCGAAGCGAGCATATTAGGAGGGCCGCCCGAAGGGCGGAAGTGAAGGTATAATAGATAAAAGCCATAGAACAGATTTTAACATACCCCCAATACTATGGGGCGGGGCAATAGTATTACCCCCGCCCCAACCTGTTCCCACGCTACCCAACTCCCGGGAAATTCATAGGACGGATTGAGTTGGGATCCTGTTCCAGGCTGTTCCAATAGATAAAATCTATTGGTGCAGTAATCCCATAAGTGTGCTCGCCATGGCGAAGAAAGGTGGATATAAGAAGAAGAAGGGAAAGTCGAAGAATTATAATTATTATAAAAAGAAGTATCAGAAGAAGAAGTGGAAGAAGAAATATGGAAAGAACAAATCGGGAAGAGCAGGGCTGCTGGTGCCGACTACGTATAAGACTATCGGCTATCGTCCGTTTATTAAAGCGGTCGGAATTTATAACTACGGTGGCACGCTGACGCTTGGCGCCGGTAGTTATGTGCCTGTTGTGTTTAATGGTAATGACCCCTATGATCCGTATTATGCTACAGGTGGAACCAGCTGTCTGAATTGGACGGAACTCTATGGTCTTGGCAAAGGATACTATTGCTATGCTAGTAGGATGAGCGTTAGAGTTCTGCCTAGTACTGCAGGTACTACTAACGATACTCGTGTATATTTGGTTGCTAGTCAAGCCGCAAGTATACCGTATGCGTCTATACCCGACTTGGCCGCTCAGCTGCGGAATGCTCCTGGGTGTAGGTCCCAGGCGATTCGGCAGTTAGGTGACCCTAACAAGAATTATCCTCTTATTCTTGGTCGTCGTACCAAAACCATGTTGCCTATGACTAACCCTGCTGATTTGAGAACTACTAGTATGAGTGCTAGTCCTGCTCGTACTTGGCAATATATCTTAGGTGCTTACGATAATATCGGAAGTGCCGATACTACCGCACCCGTTCGTGTTGAGTTACAAATTCATTATTTCTGTTTAATATTCAATGATCCTCCTATTGCTTCTGGCTAACCTTGTTAATTAAAACGTCTAACATTTAATCTTCTTCTTAGCGCGTCCCAGTTAGTACGGTTAGGATACCACTCTTCAATTTCTTTGTTAGAGGTTAGGATCACTCTCGACCAGTTCGCTTGGCAAGTGCCACCCTTCACCTGCAAGGTCAAAGGGTAAACATCCAAAATATTGAGAAGCATATCATAGGGAATATAACCTTCAAAGTCGTCTAGTAGTAATGTTTCTTGGCCTTGGTAGCCGTCAAACCAGAGCGAACCTCCCTCAGAAGTACGAAGAGGCGGTCGATAGAGTTCTGGTGCTTCAAGGTAAGCTGCTGAAGTCTTCCCAGTGCCCGGCGGTCCGATGAAAGCCTCGCTTCTAACTCGTCTGAAATAAGGTGCGTGTTGCGCTGCGTCGTTGTCGAGAATTCCTCTAATCCGTTGATATTTGATGAAGGCTGAAGGATGCAGCTCGAACGCTTCAGTGAGGGAGGCTCCGGCTCGGATAGAAGAGTGGACGTCGAGGAGTTGTTCGTCTGCTGTCTTGCGCTTTCTGCCAGCAACCGCAGGAGTTCCCCAGCTTGTTCCGGGTCCAACCCTCGTGTCCTCTTTCGTGCAATAGTCGATACACTCTTGCTGGGTGCCGCGC